CGCCTGTGTTTTGGACGGTGATGTTGACCGCGCCAACTTGAACGCCGCCTGCTCCAAGCGCATCGTTGGGGTAGATGCTGCCACTGGTGCGCGGCATAAACAGTTCGGGGCCACGCTCACCGACGATGTAAGGCGAACCAGCAGAAACCGGCCCACCGCCAGCACGATATTGAGCAGCTGCAACATTAAAGGAGGCAAGGCGATCAATACCAGGAGCCTTTGGTGCGAATACACCTTGCAGGGCAGAGATAGCCTGATTTATTACAAATACGCGCAGCAGCTCGTTAGCAATACTGCGTAAGACATTACTTGCAATATTTTGCAAGGAACTCGCCCAAGCGTCTGTACCTTCAATCAGAAGACTGAACGTGTCTGTTAGACCGGAACTGAAGCTGTTGTAAATACCGCCGAAGCGTTCTGCATGTTGATTTAGAAGCAGTTGTTGTTGCTCCATTTGTTGTATAACAGCAAGACTGCGCTCTTTTACAGCGACATCTTGCAAGCCTAAATTTACAAGTTGTGCTTCACTTTCGACATTTTCACCTTCCGCTTTTCGCCGCAACAGCTCGCCTAACTGCAGTTCCAGCTGGGTACGTTGTGCTAAAAGTTGAACGCGCTGGCTGTCTTGCTGGGTAAGTAATCTTTGTGTTTCAAGGCTTCGCACATCTTGCCCGCGAAGGCGTCCGATCTGTTCTTGCAAATTTAATACTTGAGTTTGGCCCTCCAGTTGACTGTTGATTACGTCAGCCTGAGCTTGAGCAACAGAACGCCGTTGCGTGTAATCGGCAATTATTTTCTGTTTTTGTGCAATACGTTCTGTGAGATACAACTCGTTATTAAGTATAGCCCTTTTAATATCAAATATTTTTAAGATTCTCTCTTGTTCTTTGGCTGTTTTTGCGGTTTTTAATGCTATGTCTTCTTCAGCATTTAACTCGGCAAGTTTAAGTACGCCGATTTCCCTTGATATACTTACTTGGTACTTAAATGCAGCGACGGTGCCTTCTTGGAATTCAACAATTTTCGCGTAGTCTTCACGCGATTGAATATTTACTTGCCGTTGCTGCTTAATCAAATTAAGATTGTCAATTTCATTCTGACGAGTTTGGTCTTGGGATTGACGTTCAATTTGCTGGAGCTGGGCTGCGTACTGGAGATTGGCAGTAGTGATGAGCGCTCTGTTTCGCTCCAGGTTAAAACCTTCGCGCAGCATAGTATTTTTAATTTCTATCAGTTTATTTTCGTATTCTTGTTGAGCTACTCTTTTTGACGCAGCTACATAGGCTTCCTGATTTCGTGCAATGTCCAAACCGGCGAGCTGGAGCTGTGCGGCTGCAACTTCACGTTGCTTTTGCAGTTCTCTAGTTGTTCCTTGCTCCAGCTGTAATTGTTTTTGGGCTTCAGGTGTTAGCTGCTTTGTCTGAGGTCGGGCGTACTGCTGGAATTCGGCCTGGAGACCGCGGATAGCAGCATCTCGCTCGGCGGGAGATGCCGTACCCAGCCTGCTTGCAACTTGAGTGGAACGCTGCAAAAAGCGCTGTCTTTGTGCTTCGGGAAGACTGGCAAGAAAATTTTGCTGCTGGATTGCCGCTTCGTTGGCTTGAGTAAAGACGGTTAGACCTTTGTTTATGGTGCTTAAAAAACTTGCTAGGGGACCTGCAACAAGACTCTGTATTTGTAGCCCCAGTTCAGCAAGAGTACGGGTTAAACGGGAATTTGCAGTGTCTAAGTTTGCTAGGTTTTTGCTGCCCTCCACACCAACTTTTTTCAGTATTTCAGCTTGAATTACAGTGTTAGCTTTTGCAACTTGTCCGCTGCTTAAGAGTGCGTCTATGTAACGCTCTTGTGCGGATGAGGCAAGGACGCTGGAGGTTTTTAAGGCTTCGAATTGTGTTATTGGATCGCGTAAAGTTTTTGCAGTTTCTTTAGCTGACTTATTGAGATTGTCGAATACCTGACCGATTACCGTACCAACGAGCGAAAGGCCGAAACCAAACTGACCCCCAGCAAAACCGCCGACGGCTCCACCGATGCCGCCACCAGCTGCCGCACCTACGCCTTGACCAAACAGAAGTGGAAAGGCGCCGCCGATAATTGCATTGCTAAGTGCCTCGCGGTTGCGTGCAGTACGAAACGCCGGGGAGCCGGGAATATTAGTTCTGCCGCCGATGGGAGAGCTGGGACCACCTTGAGATATGGCCGCCTCTAAATTTGCTTCTGCTTCTCTTTTGCGCCTAAGTTCCAGAAGGCGAATCTGGCGTTGTGCAAGCTGAATCTGCCGTTCTTCGACAGACTGCATACCGCGGGCAGAACGAATTATATTTTCTTGCTCTAGAGCAACTTTTTGGAGTGCGCGGGCTTGGTTATCAGCAGCAATCGTAAAGTTTTTGAAGTCCGCCGTGCCGATGCGGGCATTGGCGGATAAAAAGCGGAACGATTCGGCTACGGCTTGCATCCGTGCCTGGGTATTTTTTAATCCTTTTCCGGTATTTACTGATTCGCGGGCTAAATCACGGAATGGTGCCAGGGCTTTACGGATGTCGTCGCCCAGTTTTCCAGTGCCAGGCGCTGTAATGTCGATCGCCTTGATCGACTTCATCCGAGTTTCAAGTTGTCCTACGGCTCGCAGGACTTTGTTGAGGCGCTCTTCGCCTGTTACCCGTAGGGCTATGTCTACGCCGTACTCAGCCACGGGCAGGCACTAGAAGTCTGTCTGCAGTTTAACGGGAGCGCATTGTCGCAGCTTGGGAATTGCGGCGACTGCGCTCCATGGCCTTTTCTTCGTATTCAGCTTTTACCTCGAAATAGGCGGCCCAGCCGATAAGCTCCTCTTGTGTAACAACCTCAGCTAGTTGTTTTAGCGTCATGCCGAGTTCGGCGGCAAGCGCGAAGAGGAAATACTTGTCGGCGTTAGCTTTTGAGATCGGCTTTCGCTTCCTCCACCTTGGTTTCGGAGCCGGAGGTCAGCATCGCCAGTTGGATGTCTTGGAGGATGCTGGCTTCGACTTCGCGGCGGAGGGCGGCGCGGTCGCCGTCTTGGAACAGGCGCTTGCCGTCCTTGTCGAGGGCTTTCTCGATCATCAGACTCAGCGCGAAGTCACCAGCATCATCGGTGCCGGACTTTTTCTGGATGGACTCGCGCTCAGCGATGGTCAGAGGGTGCCAGTAGATCTCCAGCAGGGTCTCGTCGCCGGACTTGACTTCGTGCTTGTAAAGCTGGCTGACTCCGAATTTGTTGCGGAGCAGTTCGACGGCTCGCATGGAGCGGGTGCAAGTTGTTCAATAATACACTAGGCGTTTGCCGTGAATTGGCAAGAGATCAGGCCGATAAAGTGCGAGCGGTCCTCAATGTCTAACGGTGTCGGACCAACGATGTCGAGAACACGGGGATCGCAGGTGAAGGTATCGGTGTAGCCGGAAGCATTGACGGAGGTGAGGCCGTCAATGACTGCCTCGCTAATGGAGGCCAGCGTAGATGTACCAGCGTTTTTGGGGACGTAGACATTGCAGGTGATGACTCCGGTGTAGAAGTCGGCTGCGGCGCCCATGTTTTGGAGCGTAGAACGGTTGAAATTGACTGAAATGGCGATGTACTTGGTGGTTTTGCTGGGTGTGGTGTAGGGGACGTTGTCGTACACCATGGTCACCGTGGGATCGACGGCGGCTACGGCGTCGGTGACGGCTTTTTCAAATGCGGCGCGGACGTGTACGAGACTCATGACCTCATGTACCTAGAACCACGGACAGAAGACAGGTCCTCTCCGTCGAATCCTAGTGGGCTTGCGGCTACGCGAACATCGGGGCGTTTTTTGTCGCCAAAAATAAAATCGACCAGATAACGCATTTCACCTTGGACAAAGGCCGGAATTGTGTTTGAAGGTGACGCCAATGCGTAACGTGCATACACTGCCGTATTGCCTATAAAAACTGTGTCGTTAAAAGAAAAACGCGGCACCGTAAAACGCGGTTGTACGCGAGCTTGAACCGAAGGATTTTTATCTTTTTCTTTTTTAATCCGGTTCCAGGGTGAAAAGTCCTCGACTCTGTCGATAGCTCTGGGGCGAGTTGTGGAGGTTTTCCAGCTGGAGGCAAAAAAGCCTGTGTACTGCGGGCTTTGAGCAGGTAACTGGCGTACAACAATGCGTACCAGGCGGTTTAAGTCCGTGGTGACGTTTTGCTTGATGTCGTTGGCGAGCCCTTCTTTTGTCAGCGGCTTTCTCATCAGAAGCGCACCAGCAGGATGAAGAGGTAAGTTTGACCGCCGCGGTAGGTGCGGATGTCGGTGATTTGGGCGGTGCGACTGGAGCCGGCGTAGGTGAAGCTGACTTCGTCGCCAAGGGTGGGCTGGTTGTTGCCGATTAGGTCGGGAGTGATGTAGAGCTTGGCTTGGCGTTGTTCGCGACCTTCCTCTTCCTCGGAGACCACAAATTCGATCGGAACTTTGATGTTGGAGTACGTGGTGTTGGTTGTGGTTAGTGCGCCAGTGCTGGTGTTGTAGGTGGGGGTGGCTTTGCGGGTGTAGGTGACGGTGGTATCGAGGGACGTGCCAAGTTCGGCTACGACGTCTTTGGCGACGGACT